GATCGCTTTCAGTTCCTCTAACGCACTATCACCCGTAGGTTGTGGGATACCTGCACCGACTGGACCTGGACCTGCACCAAATGGTGCGCCAGCAGTAATAGGTTCCATTGGTCGTTCCGTTGGTCGAGTCAACGAACCCAAAGTGCCAGGCACAGGGCGTTGTACTTGTGGTGCTTCCGTTGGTGGTGTTCCCATAGGTACAGCGCGTTGAGCGTTGCGTTGCTCTGTTGCTTTACCGTAGGTTTGACCCGTTGCAGCTTGGATCGCTACACGGTTTGTTCCTGCTTGAATGTCGCTCACTTACCCTCCTAGTTGTGCGAGTAGTTGATCCATTGGTGGTGGACCTGCTTGTGGTGGTGGACCACCCATCATTTCTCCACCCATACCTGGCATCGCCAGTCCTGGCATTGTTTCAGGTGCGCCTTGTGGGGCTGTCGCTGCTTGACGATCCTTGGCGCGTTGATCGGTGCGACGCACAGCATCAAACAACGGTACGTCTTGCTCGACAACCAGCTTTGTTAGATATGCCAAATCTTCTGGCTGATACGGACCATTAGGGTCCGAAGCCTGTTGTTGAATACTCGTAAGTAAAGCACTTTCAACTCCTTCAGCGATAATGCGGTCATGTTCTAAATCAGGGTCGCTAATCAGTGGGTCGGCTTCGCGAGCGGATTCTTTGGACATAAGTCCTGTTCCGAGTCGTTGACCGAGGCCAACTATTAGCGAGTTCACATCGGAACCTGCCGCCGAGTATGCAACATAGTGGAAGTCTGTTTGCCAAAGTTTGTTTGGCGTGTAGGTTTCTTCTCCGACAGATGATTTGCGTCCAAAGAAGAAAGACTTTTGTTGGTTGCCCCAATACGCTTTCTCGATAGCGATAGCAATTTTATCTTCTTCAAGGATGGATTGTTCAAACGTTGCTTGTGCTTCTTGCACACGGAAGTCAACGGTTGCCGACAACACGGATTCTCCACGGCGACCAGTACGAATGTTGGATGCTGACTCTCCACCGAACTCGGCAGGGATCGCACCCTCTAAACGTTCCTGTCGTTCCAAACGATCAAGAGCAGTATCAGTTTTGTAACCTGGGTTAAGTTGCAACTGTTGAATGTCGCCACCCTTAACAACACCAAGTTGTCCGGCTTTACCATCAGCGATCTGCAAAATTTCAGGGTTTTCGCCTGGTCGAGCGATCAGATATTCTTCAGGGAAGATGCCGCGCTCAATAGCGATCTCGGTTAAGGCTTGTAGTCGTGCGCGGGTGTAATACATTCCCATCACACCATCAAACTGTCCACGTGGCTTGTCGAGGGTAATACGGTTAGCAACGATTGCTAATGGCATACCTGTACGGTTCGGGATGTATTCAAGCATCATCGCTTCAATGCCTGCACGTTCACCTGGGGTTAGGTTCGGTGAGTCCTCTGCGCCAAGCACGATGAGTTGGATGCACTCTGGGGAAACATATTCGAGCATCGTGTATTTGGTGTCGGCAGCAATTTTGCCTAAACGCAGTTTGCCCAACACAAGTTCGCCATAGTTCTGTAGTAGGTAACTTGCGCTAGCACGATACGTGAAAATGCAGTCCTGTGGTAGCGGATCATCAGGATCATCTACAGGTGCAGCAAAAGTGTCTAGCGGGTTGCGTACAGACCACACAGGCATCAAAGTTTTGAAGTCAGGTTTGATGACAACAGCGGATTGTGAGTATCCAAGTAGGTGTCGTGCGCGACGACGCATCTTCATCTGCATACGGTTGTGGTCCCAAATGGACAACATCGCACGTTTCCGCATACGGGCAGACGACTTAGAGCGTTCCGAGCCTTCTTTGATTGGCGGGAAATATGGTGACGGCATTGTTGATGTCACACGCATAGACATCTGATCCAAGCCCTGTACCAACAGGTTTGCTACCGAAGATTTAGCGTTCTTGTCCAGTTCATTCAATGGAACAATTACGTCGCCGTTGGCAAGATCGCGTACACGACGCATCTGCTCTTGAACAGGACCCTGATTTCTACGGCGTTGTTCGTAGAGTTTTACGATTTCTTCAGTGGAAAGCACTGAACCTACTTCTTACCTTTTGCAACCTTCTTAGCGTTGCTTGCTTTTGACGCAGCAGTCTTACCCATGCTTGCTGCTTTGCGTTTTGCTTGATCTGTTTTGCGTTGATCGGTGCGACTTTTCTGAAACATTGGACTTCCATAATCAAATCCTTTTAGTTGACCTGGGTTTGGTCCACCCAAATCACCAGACTGTGATTTACGGCGTTGTACTGATTTGTCAACCATGCTTGAAATCTTGTCGTACTCCGCTTGGCTTTTACGCATAGCGGAAGAACCCGACTTGGTAGCCATTTCACGCACACGTGCGCTTTCTTTGACCTTTGGTTTTGGTGCAGAAGGGCTTGGTTGCCTTGCTGAAGATGTTTTCTTTTTTGCTGTAGCCATAAAACCTCTGTTCGCGTAAGTCCTATAAAGGTATCACACCAACCAAGATGGTCGCCATTTCTTTTGTGGCCGACTAATCGGTGACAAGTTCGGTAAATGCAACATCGCCATCCAACACGCCATCACAAGGTCAGTACCGTTCTTCTTATCCCTAGTCCACGACGAATGTTCCTCGATGAAGGCAAGTGTTTTCCAGTTTTCCCGCATAGATGGGGTACGGATCGCACCGGAACGAAACAACTGTGGAAGCAACGCTTCCACACCAAGATTTTCGTCAATCTTGTTACGGCTAGTGGTGTGCGCGATCACGTTTACGTTGTGTCGGGACTGCCATTTGCGTACAAAGTCGTGTGCCAACAAGAATCGTTGGGCTGCGTTGACCTCAACTACCCAATGTGAGATGGGGTAGCCCATGTCCATAGCCCTGTTCTGCCAATCTTCCATGATCCCTGAGTATTCACGGCTTGTGGTGTCAAAGCCGAGGAGCTGTTCGGCTGTAAGTTTGACTCGTTCCACGTCAATCAGGAACCGCAGGTTTGTTTCAGGCTGATATATCCACCATTGGATAGCCCAAAACATTGTTGGGGACGGGTCAACGCTGGCAATCGAGATCAGCGGGGGTTGCAAGTTGTGGGGGACGTGACCTGGGCGACGTTCATTGTCCACACAGCCTGGGTATAGCACCCCGTCAGGGCCGATCCCGCCTGTAGCCCACACACGTTCAATCAGATAGTTACCTTCAGCTTGATCTTCCTGCTGATATACCACCGCAAACTTGGATGGGTTGGAATGTTTAACGTATGAAAGGTCTTTCCACGACAAACGATGGGGGTCTAGGAGTGGTCCGTTAGGCCATGCAGGGGACGAGTTCCGTTTAGACGCAAGCCCTGTATCCAAATCCTCATAATAAGCCTTGTAAATCAGGTGATGATATTTTTGTTTCTTTAACGGTTCCGTGTCCTGTGAAATGTCCGTTGTATCTGATCCGTCATAATCATCCTCGAAATCTTCGTAGGTGACTTTGCTGAGACAATGAGCGTAGAGGTCCAACGGTCCAAGTCGTTGTCCGACGACGGAGAGCAAACCGCCTGGATCGACTCGTGCTTCAGCCATTGAATCCCATCTCTCAATGAGTTTGTCTCTTGCCGCAGACTCTTTAGCGTTCTCCGGTGACGCAACGTCATCAAACAAACATAGATCGGCACGATGACCAATGAATTCAGACTCAATACCGTAAGCAGAAACAGTTGGTTCCTTGTTATCCAACCCACCCATGTCCTCCTGTTCAACAATGAATTCTTCAGCTCGCCACAACGACCCTGAAGTTGAAGGCTTAAACCTACCGTAATCAATAGCCAAACACGCTTCCGCTTTAATCGCCAAACCTTTGTCAATCAGCACAGGGTCAGGGTCCAACGGGAACTGTCGTTCAAGGGTTTCACGGATACGACGCGAATACATCTTGGCTAGAGACTGTGAAACGGAGCCGATCATCACACGAATCTTGCGGTTCTTCACAATCTGCCACACAGCAATATCGTGAAACAACGTGGACTTACCTGCACCTGGAGGACAGTTCAACACCACAAACTGTTTATCGTTAGACAACAAATAGTCTTCGATCTTGTATGCGGCATCCACCTGCCACGGGCTAGGGATACGACCCAAATATCTGCGCCTGAAATAGTCAAAGTCCACAAGCCCGCGTTGTGCTTCCTCACTCAAACGGTCATACGGGATAACAGGTGGAAGATCAGAAACATCCATCACCTTCGCCCAAGCATCAGCCTGAACACCACCCACCTTCTTACGGGCAGTCCCCTGCTCCAACTTCCCAACCTCTATCTCAGCTTTAGCGATCTTCTTCTTCGCATCCCACTTTTGGGCAGTGTTGTAATGAACACCAGCAATCTTCGCTGCATCCTTAATCGACATACCCGACGCACGGGCCTGCCAGAAACGTGCCACATCCTGTGGTGGAACTTGTCGTCGCCCGCTACGCCCCGCTGTCATTGTTCTGATAATCTACCACCGTTGGTGGGTGTGCCGTAGAGCAACAGCACTTAAATGAACTGGATGGCTCCGGTCCTCCTCACACCCACCAACACTTGATACACTCAGAAACATGGGCAAACAATTAGGAACATCAGGACGCATCATGCGCCGCAAAGAACTAAAACCAGCCCGCCCACTCTCAGACGAAGCACTCCTCCGCAACGCACAAAAACAAGCAGAACGTTGGGCCACCAAAAAACAAAAAGGTGTGCTACACTCAAACTAACTTCATCAAGCCCTGAATGTCGGGAGACACCAGGCAACCATGCGCTAGACCCCACAAAACAGTGACAGCAGGGTGGGAACGCGAAACGTGACCGGAAACGGGGATCGACCCCTATATGTCAAAAGAGCCGCACACGCGATCCTCGCAGGGGTAAACAAATCGTTGCAAGGTGTCGGCTAAAAGAAACTAGCTACGGCGACCTGCTCTCTAAGAGCGAACCGTGGGGGGAGCAACAAACATTCTTTAGTCACTGGTAGAGACATACACACACGTATGTGAATATCCCCAACCACCCCAAAGGTCAAACCCTCCTCCCAAGGTGGAGCAGCATCGACCACCCACCGCGGTCAAAAAAACACGGGTGAGATTTTCCCCGAACTACCTCCAGAGCCACACACCCCACCACCCAGAGTGGTCACAAAACCACATATCGGGAGACAGCATTATATATATCTATACCCCCACGCGCCTCGGCACACCCCCACCCCGCGATTTGACCGAACACCCGTTCGTCCTGGAGTTTGTGGTCAGTTAACTACGGAGAGTGACGACTACTGAGAGTAGTTGACCCACTACCCCCTGTGTTGAGCTTGTTACCGACGGGTAAGTTACCAATGAGTAACAATGCATGAGTGCCGCCTATCTCGTTTCGTGACACTCCAGGCGGGGTGTATCTGTTCTAGTTGTGGCTGATATATTCTCGCCGTGTGGCTTGACATTGTGCTGCTGTGTCTATATATTGAGTGTGTCAATCAGTCCCGCAGCGGTGCGGGCTTACACATAAAGGGGTAAAACATGGACACAATGGACGCATGGCAAAAGGTCTACAAGTACACCGAGAAGGCGAAACTCATCGGGTTTGACGAGTGCCACAAGATATACATAGCCACGGACAAACACGAGGCCGACTACTTCACCGAGAACGGATGGGAAACCTTCAGCGGTACGCCTTCCGAGATGGCCGACAAACTCCACGAATGGTACGAGGCTTCATGCGGTCTCCGTTTTATTTCGGCGGTCAAGTTTGACAAGAAAACCAACAGCACGAAATTTACGACGTTAGTCCCGCAGAGTTAGCGGTTGCCCGTGTTGCCCCGTTCGGGGGTGCAACCGTCATAGGTTGACACGGGCGCGAGTGGTGAGATAGTCTCACCTTCACAGGTGCAGCGGTGTACCTGTTCAAACATGAAAGAGGGTAAAAGTGAGTGCATACCAAGTAAACAAGGACACGATAGACCTAATGGTCTCCGTGTTGATCGATTGGGGCAGTCCTGGCGGCCGTTCCCCGTATGTCTACACATATAGCAATTTACCAATGGATAGCGAGCTTTTGGAGGAAACAGAAGGCCGCGGGGGTTACAACGTCACCCGCTCTACCTACGAAACCGCCGACGCTTTAGGGCGTGAATTGATTGATGCCAATGTCAAGAGCCTCACGGCGCGTTACTCCGACGGGGTGGAAATGTGCGGTTACTACTCCGAGGGCTACACATGGCAGCGGGTCACGATTGACGACGCAAGCGTTACACGCGCTATGGGTGCGGTCAAATGCTACCAATACCAGGCGTGTGAGTTTGAGGGGTGGAAAACCTCCTTTGCGTGTGAATTGTCGGCGCGGGTAATGGATAAATTGGTCGACATGATTTCCGAGGGTTGGGACTACGAACGCCCCGCCCACTCGGTCAAGGTTGTGTCATTGATGGACATAGTTAGACAACAGAAGGGGGGCAAGTGATGAGACACGAAATTAGTTTCGACTACGCCGAGAGTGTCAGGGTCACAATTTACGACACGGGGGAGGGCTTCGGCCTTATTTGCGGCGATTATGTCGCGAACGAGTGGGAGGAAATTTACCCCTCCCTTTCGCTTGCTTTGCTGCGGGCTGCCGTCCTGGTGGGCTGCGGTGAGTGCAATTTCCGCGGGTTCTTCACTTCAAACAGCGAAGAATTTACCAAGGTTGGCGCAGAGTTCCTACGTAGTCAGGTTTCACTTCCTGAAGGTGGCGGCAAATGATAGGCGAGTTTCTAGCGATTGGTGCAGGGGCGTTGCTCTTGTGCTTTCCTCTGTGGGGGGCGTATATTCTCCAGGCTTGGCTTGACCGTCGGCCAACACCCGCGGAACGCGCAGCCCGCACCCGTGAGATAGTCCAACGCCGGAGGGAGCAAATTACCCGCCGCGGTTGGTAGTAGGTAGCCCGTTCCCCGTAGGGGGCGCGTAGTTCACGACTACGGCGGGCGCGATTTAGTCACAGTGGCTAAACAGAAACAACATCGGGAGGTGTTTAATAATGACTCACAGGGTCGAAGTGTACGAAACAGACACGGCGGGGAACATCGAGGTAATCGGGGCGTTCTATTTCTGCTCGGATGAGTGCGCGAAGGGGCATCCTGGTTACAGCGGTTGGAGTGGGGCGTGTGATGCGTTCTCGCCTGTCGAGTGTCCATGTGGTCAGCGTGTGACATGGTATCGATGGAACTTCGAGACACATGACCAAGAGGTAGTTCTACCTACCGCCGCAGACTATTGGGAAACATACTAAAGGGGGAAACATGGCTATTTATCGCGTAGTCCAGGAGTGGACAAACTATCGAATAGTTGAGGTCGAAGCAGACACGGCAGAGCAAGCCGAGGAAGCGGTGAACGACAACGAAGGAACAGAGGTCAACGGTGGGACAGAGGCACATTTGACCACGGCAACATCGGTAATGGACGAAGTCTCAGGATATTGGGAGGATTTAGGATGACATACGATGAATGGGCGGCAATCGGTCACGCGAACGGCTGGCTAGGTGTACGCCGTAACGATAAGGCAACGTCAAAGGCAGGAGCGCAGTCGATGACGGTTCGAGGAGGGTCACAACGCGCCAAGCTTTTGGTCGAATACTTCCGAACTCATGACCTCACCGATGAAGAAGCAGGAACCGCAAGCGGCCTCGCTCTCCTTCCGAAGTGTTGCTATTGGAAGCGGTGCGGGGAACTTCGCCAGGCTGGTTACATCATGCCAACAGGGGAGACACGCATCTCTAGCGCGGGTGTAGAGCAGCAAGTCTGCATGATTACCATTGAGGGCATGAAGGCCGTTGTGGGTCTTGTGTGAGGTGGAAAAGGTTAGTCCGTAATACAGTGAAGCGCGTCAGGGTGGCGGCATTGGAACGTCACCCTCAACCGTCTAATAGTCGGTGGGTTCTGGTGCGCGAGCGTGATGGGCGTGTGTGGGCGGGGTATTATCGCTGGCAAGGGCAGACATTCACGGAAGCACAGAGGTTCTGGTATCTCTTTCCCAATATCGAAAGCGCAAACGCAGCCATTATTGGAAACGGATTTGTTGGGGTGAGTGTCAGGCAGATAGCCTAAACAGAGGTAAGGCAACAACTAAACGCTTGCGGGGTACCTACCCGTGACCGTGTTGCCGCCATTGGAACCGCGTCCCTTTTCTACCCCGAAGGGAGGCGGTTCCTCTTATTTAATCCAACCAAGTTCTTCAGCCCTCCAGACAGTGGGACTGAAATTATCTTCGACGCTTTTCTTTTCTTCGATGCCGTTGTAAAGCCGAACGACGTGCAGGCATGGGTCATCCCCTTGTTCCCACATTTCATCTTCAAGAGCGGTGCTAGGAACACCGTCATGGGTTGAACAGACTGGTGGACTGCAATACCCCATGTCGTAACCGAACTTGATCCATTCGTCGAATGTCATTTCACCCTCACCATTTCTACTTGTTTGTGTTTGTTATTGCACTTCGGTGGTTCTTTAATCTGCACATGGGTTATCATGCGCTGTTGACAACTTGGGCATGACCAGTGTTCGCCCTTCATTAGAACGTCCTACAGTCACAGGACTTGACGTAACGGGTTTTGGTTGAGTCGTTGTCGAAATCGGGATCGGTGTAAACAAAGCCGGTGCTGTCACATTTGTCGCAACCCACCTCAGCATGACGCACACCCATCACACGCATGAACATTGATTTCACTTCGTATTGGGTGGGGTAGTGACCTAATGATTCAGCGATTTTGAGTACTGCTTTGGCATCTTCTTCGGTCGCGTCCAGCATGAGTTCGTCTTTGACCCAAGCGTTCTTTACCGTGTTACGGGCGATGTTCGTTGTTGGGTACATACCGCACAGACGGTCAATCATTAACTCGATTAGTGCTGGTGTCATATACCGCACATCCCTTCGCACTCTTGGTCAAAATGGTCATCGCCAAACAAAGCAAATTGCCCTTTTTCTTTTTGAGTTCTCAGGTCAACTTCATCTAAAGGCACTAAAGATTTGTGTAAGAACGGGACACTTTGCAACTTCCCTCTTGTCTTCACAGCGTCACGATACTGGTGATCAAACTTAACCGCGTCTTCCCAGGCATCAGGCATTGTGTCGCGCAAGAGCCGCCACTCATGGTCTGATTTGAATGGGCATCCAATACAAGCTGATCTTGGCGGAAGTTCATAGCCATGTTCGGCGCACCAGTCCAGGCACATCTGTCGAGTGATCTTCATGTCAATCAACGGGTATTCATTCCTCAGCCAACTAAACGGTGGGTCTTTCATGCGTTGAATTTCGTCGTAACTAATACCGAAAATAGTCGTTCCTAGATGCTCTTTGCTGCGTTGTTTTGGCTTCAAACCGACCAGTTCTCGGTGTTTACGCATGGCAGGATTGATTTTGTATTCCGCTGTGCATTGACGTTGCATCATGCCTTTGGTGTTATCAGGGTTCTTCATGTAGGTGGGCAGCAAGGCCACACGCGATCCATCGATCTTTAGAACGTCCTCCCTGATATCGCCAGCCGACACTTTATGGAAAGGAATATCGTGCTGAATCATTAGCAGTTCTAATTTGGCGAGATGCTCATAAACAGGAATTGGCTCCCAACCCGTGTCCGAGAAGATGACGTGATCAGGTCTCTCAATCTCGCCATGAATCATCATGTAAAGCAGAGTTGTTGACTGGACTCCAGCCCCCAAAGACAATATGCGTAACGGCTTGCTCATGCTGTAAACCAATCTTCCCAGATTTCAGATGGATGGAAGCCGAGTTTGACCGCATACTTGTCGGCAGCCCACGGCGATAACTGTGTGTTGTACCAACGCCAATGGTAAACGGTCGTGCGTTCTGTCCCTAGTTTTTCGGCAACAGATGAGTGCGATTCGCTCGCGCCCAACTTCTCTAGGATTGCCACAGCGGGAAATGTAGTCATGAATTTTCATCCATGAAGCAACCGCAAGTACCCCAATCTTCTTTGTCAAACATGGTTGGTTGATCCTCCAGACGTTCTCTAAACCTGCGTAAAGTCAATGGTGTTGTTTTGCCCTGTTTGGTTTCCTTCAACATGGCAACATCCTTTTTCAAATACTCCCTAGTTGCTTCTTCCTCGTTCTCCCATTCAAGGAAACGTCCCCTGTTCCAGTCAAGCAACATCTTCCATGCCGCTTGCCCACCGCGCACACACGCCCCGCCACAGTTAGCGTGACTGAAGCCAACTGAATACAAACGTGGCGGTTCAATGCCGGAGTCTCGATACTTTTGTATTAGAGCAGACTTCTCAATGTACGGTTCTCGCATCAAGGGTGAATCAATGGTGTAAGGCTCCCACAATGGGGCTGCTCTCTCGTGCCGGTGCGGTTCTGTCCAGTCGAATCCTAAATAAATGATCGAATCATCAGGTTTGCAGTTGTGCTTGATCCACTTGTCTAGTGCCTGGCGTTTCAGTATCTTAGAACATACGGCCATTCTGTCGTTTGGTACACACCGTTGGTCGCGGCCCACCTGCATTGGGGTACGCCCATCACGTATAACAATCCACTCCCAACGTGGTGAAAGTTTTGCCACAACTTCGTGAGCGAAACGCCAGTTATCTTCGTCCTCAACCATCGTGTCTGCTGTTAATAGCACCAGCCTGTCGTCAATGGCGGCCAAGTCCTGGACTCTAAAAGCAACCTCGGCAGACCCAATACCAGTCGAGAACTGCACACAATGCAGCACTAAAGTTCCACACCTTGAGCGATGTGTGTTCGTAACCTGGATATAACTGACTCTGCCTGCTTTAGCGTCACTCGACAAGCCTCTAGTTCTGTGTGAAGTGAATCAGATGCGTCTTTGAATCTGTCTCGCTCCTCGCGCAACAGTTCGTTCGCCATCTGCATCGCATCAACACGATCCTTGTATTGCTCTAACTCAAACTCTATTGGTGTTTCTATACTCACGGCGTAACCCTCTCCTCTGTAATGGTGTTGTACCTGCCCAGATACCTGACTTTATATTGTTTTGCACCGCAAAGTCAAGACATTCTTTTTGTACTTTGCAACCACCACAAACCAGTCGTGCTTGGGCAAGCTTCATAATGTTGATTGATTTTTCTTCCTCGTCCAAGAAGAACAGGCTTGGGCCTGCTCCTCGACACGCTGCTTCTTCCACGAAAGCAAACTGTTTGTTTACCAGGCTGTAATAATCTTCGGCTGCCGACATTTCTTCTCCCTCGTTGTCGTCTTGATATTCGTCTATAGATTCCAATGCCTTAGCCCGCCGTTCCTGTATAAGTATCGGGCTACCGCAAGGTTGCACCGTACATTAAACAGTACCGACAAGTCGCCTCTTTGTGAAGCACATTGTTTGGCCGTTACAGAAACCCAGGTCGAGTTAATCTGAAGGATGCCCCTATCTTGTGAGCCATTACGGTTCAGGGTTTTGTTGTGAGCCAGCGGGTTGCATCGACTTTCCCTGTATGCGATGTACGAGAATGTTTCCACGGGTAGCCCAAACGCTGCGAACTCATCTTCCCATTGGGGGCAACGCTTCGATTTATCTGCCGGAACACCCTCAGGAACCACCTCAACAGGCAGTACCAGAACCTTGTCAGACGCTCGGAGAGCCTCTGAGAGAGGCGATCCTGACGAGTTGGCAGGGTTGGCAGGGGCTTCAGCAGCATGAGCCATACTGCCGAAGGTAATTGTCCCTACTAGAGCAACGGCAAATAGCCGTAAAAGTAATCTCATCGGTCCTCCAAGTTTAGCAAATGTTACGGATTGCTTACGAATAAAGGGTGTCACCCTACACACACCAAAAGATTAAAACATGTGTGCAGGGACAACCACGCCGTTGTATTTACCACGCAACGGCCCCCTCAATGTGATCGTTACGCTTACAGCAGAGAAACCAACTCTGCAAACTCATCTAACGTCATCAACACGATACCGTCACTACTGCCATCAGGCATAGCAATCATCGCGAAAGGTCGTATGTCACCCAACGACTTCGATGCTTCAGATTGTAAACGAGCCTGGTGGAAACGAGTAGCGATCGGACCCACCTGCGCACCGGCTTTAACTTCGACGCGGAACAACCCGCCCCAATGTTCTTCATGGCGAGAGCCTGCATTACCTGTCGCACTAAGACCCAACTTCTTCCTAGCACGTCGAGCTTTGCTATCACCTTTAGTTCGTGATCGTTTTCCGCGAGCAACAGGATCGTTACATCCTTTGACCCGTCGCTTACCGTCACGAGCTTCACGTCCCAAAGTCCCAAACTTGGGGCATCCATCAATCGTGCATTTGTCTTTGTTTCCTTCACAGTCACCCTTCCTGTTCTGTTCCATCGTCCCACCTCCAAACCTGCTGCTCAATTTGATGAGCAAATAAAGTTTTTTTCAGAACTCCAATAATTCCTAACCGAAGCATCTCTACAGTGAATTGTGCTAAACGCAAATCACTTTCGCTCATCGGTTTCAATTCGAGAAGTTGTTGAACTTGGTCAAATAGATACTCCTGATAATCAACAAATTCGTGGTGATAAAAGCCATCCTGTAGTTCTTCTATTTCATAATCAACTACATACTTGATCGGCCATTTACCCGCTAAACGGTGGTCGTCAGCCATAGTTACGCCTTCAGGATGGTGATGAGTTCAGAAATCTCTGACTTGGTGAGGGCTTCCAACGATTCGATGACACGACCTGTTGAGTCTGATGCCATAGATAGTTGCTCTGCCTTCTGCCCGATACCTTTGCTTGATGCCAAAGCCCTGAACATACCGATCTGTTTCGTTGTTGCCGGTGCGCCAGGTTCTTTGATTTGTGGTGTGCCGTTGGCTGGATGGTTGGCTTTGGATTCTGCTACCACTTCTTCGGCAGAGAACATGTTGATTACTGCTGCTACTGCTTCTTGGGTGGTGTTAAACGCAGGGTTAAAGTCGTCCATCACTTCAGGTTCGGTGTCGTTGAACTGTGCTGCCAACTCTTTTGCTTTGGCAAACGCTTCACGAAGTTGCGGCATCTGTGATTCTTTGAGGTCTGCAAGGTCAAGCTTTGCTGACTTGGCAACGTGTTCATGGTTGAGTCCTGCTGTTTTGCAAGCCTCAACGAAACGTTTGATGTTGTCCATTGATACAAGCGGATCGTTGTGTGTCGCTGACGCTTTAGATATTGATATTGACATATCTTTTAGTGCTAATGCAGGCTTAGGTGCAGAGGTGGTCGGGGTGTGCGATACGTCGTCCCACTCTTGCTTAGTCCACAAACTGAGACAAAATCCGAAACGCATGGCCGCGTTCCTGAGATAATCGGACGCGAGTTCCTTAAATAGATCGGGCTTGTTAGCCATTACCGAACCGATACCCAAGCGACGTACACCGTGAATGGTCATCCATCCAGCCATGTGTGCCATACCGTTCTCAACACGGTAAGCAGGCAAACCGTCTGCATCAAAAGCAACTGGTTCCCATGTCCACTCGCTGTCAACTTCGATAAGCATTTTTGTGATATCCGCGTGTCCGACAAAATCGAGGCTCTGACCCCCACGTGGGAGTTTGCCTACGATCTTCGGATCAGGTACGCCGTACTTGCTGATGATTTCTTCTAGTTTCATTACTTTGCTCCCTTAGCAATAATCCGCATGGTGCGGAAGGTTGATGTTTTCTTGAACTTTTCTGCCAATGCAGGATGCTCTGCCTCAAACTTCTTGGTATCAAACGAGGTGCGTGAACTGTTCTTCCACGATACGACCTGGGTTCCGTCAATCGCGCCATACTCTGCGTCCTGCAACAGCATCGCCAACTCACCCTTGATGAGTTCCTCAACTGCTTCAGCCTGCTTCTTCTGCTCACGTGCCTGCGCCAAACGCTCTAGACTCGCATACACCTCATGGCCGAGTACGACTGTGTTTCCATAACCTTCGGGGTAGAGCGTACTGGCGTTGTCATAGGTGGGATCAGCTATGTCAGGCATCATGCCCATGTCGATGAACCCCAAGAATTTGCGGGCTGCCTCAATGTGGATTTGTTTCTCGTCGCTAGTCACGGTTTGTGTATGGAACTGAAGTTGCAGGTCGCTGTCAAAAACAATCCAATGGATTTCGTGACTACCAGTACATATCGCTTGTTGAACTCCTTGCCAGTACCAGGTTCGGGAAAGCTCTCCCGTCCAACGCTTGTTATATGTTTTGAGTTCATAAAACTTGCCGGAGAGTGAACGACCATCCATTGTGGACATGAGGCGTACACCGTTTTCTTCGTAGCAGTACATCTCTGATGGTTCGGTGATGGTTTCGTTGAGGATTTCTCCTGCCCAACCCATGAGTGGGGCTTCAAGGATTGTGCCTCGACGCATCGCATCGTTTTGTTCTGTTGGCACAGGGGGTGTTGCTGCCAATAGTTCTACCGCTAGGTCAGCTGGTGTGGTGTATTTGTGTTCACCGTGAATTGCTGCGGCTACTGATGCGGTGATTCGTTTCTCACCTTTTTCGTTTGCCCAACGTAGGTTCAGCCAGTCTTGGCTGCCGTGTGTTGGCTTGGGTATGGTGTGTAGATTCTGCATTGTTCCTCCTATGGTTGTGCAGTTGTATTTGTAATCTAGGGGTGTGACATGGTTAATGTCAAGTCAATCGCTTTCATTTCTCGTACCATCGCCACGGGGATATGTATAGCGTGGATGCCTTCTTCTTCGCAAATGGTTTGCCATAAGGTGATGTGTTTTTCTTTCGACCCTGGTTCACCTACGGGGATGAGGAACCCTACGGTGTCTACGAGACATTCACCGTCGTCCTCATAGTCGTCCATGTTTAGCCAGCCTGGTTCCGACAGGTGGGTGTCAGCCCATTGGATGTAAACAACGGTTCTATTCGTCAAAGTCATCGGGTTTTTCTCCACAGTCGGGGGGTCGGGGGATCACCCCACGATATACGCATAGGCATAAACGTGCGTCTGTCATAGGACTTCCAGATCGGACCAGTTCCGTTTGTCATGGCGGCCCACCAGCAGGGTAAGGGTTCCTGGGGTGGACCAAATACCTTTAGAGTCAGCGAACCATTTTGATCCACCATCCATTGACGGGCATTGGATACGGGTATATGCACCATGATCGGTGACTTGCAGGTGATGCTTGTGTGCGGTGATCCACAGGTCAGGTTCGCGTCCTTCTTCACGCAGAATCATTATCGACTGTGCGTTAAGCCAATCGTTTTCTTTGCCGGTGATCTTGTGACC